TCTACAGCCGCCTTTTCGCATAAACGAAACAATGCCGCAGGGTTATTAATGCGGTGGGGTAGTTTAAGCAAACGAATCATATCTTCTTGTTCTTGGGTCATTGGTTAGCCTTTCAGTTGATTTTGGACGGTTTCAATATAATCAAAGTCATTGCCGTACTTAGAAACCCATGAACTTTTACCGTTATGGATAGCGTCTGGCCCGACTTGATGGTGTTCTTTGCATAGCGGTATAACGTCAAAGTCACTTGTCTTGGCGCTGCCGTATCTTTCGCAGATAATGTGGTGGGCATCTGATGGCCCCGATCTACCGCATACCACGCAGGGCAATTGCTTGACCTGTTCGATGTAAGCTTTGGCGCGTTTAGTCCCGCGCTCTGGCTTTGGCTTTTTAAAGCCCATTGGTGCTTTGCCCGTTAGGTTCACAGAAAACGCTCCCACAGCCACGCTTTGCGGTTTAGGTAGTCCAACCTAGAAACCATGTCAGACACCCTCTGGTGGCGCTTTCTGGCCCTTACAAGGGCAAGTGCAAGCCATTCACGCTCTGGGTTAATCCGCCGCAGCATAAAACGGGCAATTGGTCGCGTTATAAAGCTCATGTAAACTCCATCATTTGTCGCACGGCTTCGTCCATATCGGCGTTCGTCCAGTTGGACAAAAACTCTTTCAAAATAACGTCTAGCACATCACTGTAGAGTTTTTCAAACTCTGGCTGTTCTAGCTTGGCCCAACTCAGGCTTTTAGGGACAACCCTAACTTCACCGTGCGGGGTTAATTCGGCCTCATAATGCCCAGCCTTCACAATAACGTATTTGCGAAACATATCGAAACTGGTGCGGGCAAGGCCAAACTTGGTTTCAATCTCAGGCCATTCGTGGCTGGCGTATGCTACGTTAAGCATAGCAAAGAACTTGCGATGAAAGCCGCCATTGCGGGGCAGCGATACCTTTACGTCTACAAACCGCCCAACGGATAGTTTGTCGAACCATTCGCGGGCCTGTTCATCTTGTGGTGCAAGCCCGCTAGGTGTTTTTATAAAATTAAGTGTTGCCATCTAACATTTCCAAATGAAGGTCTTTTAAAATAACGCCAACGTATTCTGCAAAACTCATTCCATCTGGTTTGGACTTTAGAACCCACTTGACCCCCTTATATCCAAGAATACTGCAAACGTCCGAAATCTTGCCCACTCTCATTCCTTCGTTTTTAGACTGATATAAAACGTGGTTAAAAGCTTTTTTTACTGACGGGTCTGAAATTTCCACGCAGCGATCTCGCTTGATTACATACAGAACAACCCCGTGAGTTACGTCAAGCTCTGCCATGATTTGCTTGTAAGAATACTTTTGCTTTCTTAGGGTTATAATAGCTTCGTCCCGCGATCTCCTATCAATGGGGGGATATTTTGCCTTTGTCATTTTACGCCCCAAACTTGGTTTGCAACGATGCCAGCTTTTCGTTCATTTCCGAAATAAACTCTTTTACCGCGCTTTCGATCATGCTGATGTATTCGTCGTCACGTTCTATGCGTTTAACAAACATCTGCATATTGGCCGAAAGCCTTGGGTCGAAAGAAACGAAGTCGCACCATTGCCGACCAGTGCAAGCCATTTGAACTTGCATCTGGATTATGTATTTCGATGGCACTTCTTCTTTTAAAAGCGTGTCGATATGCGTAGCGGTGTTGGGGCATTTGATCTCTATAAGCCCATCATGCCCTACAAGGCCGTCAGGGCTGGCCCCAAAGCCCGTAATGGTTCTGTGGGTAACAAACCCTACCTCAACCACATCAACCCCGTAGGTAAGCTCGTAGGCCATTCTGGCCTGTGGTTCGGTTTCGGTTCCCCATTGCATGGCAGCGGATGTAAACCCGCCGCTGCGCTCTTTAGTTAAATGTTCGCAGATCAGGTCGGCCATATAGTTTGCGCGGCTGGCGCTAGGGCCTGATTTAGTTTTAGCCATTACATCGGCGGTGCGGGATGCTGTTACACATCCCATCCGCGCATTGAACCATTCTTCGGTGCGCTGTTCCATTATTCCGCCTCTTTCGTTGGCATGGCTTTTAGCTTGCGTTGCAGCATAACCATCGCGTCTTTAAATTGCTTCTGGTTTAGCATTTCGATGGTTTCAACCTTCATATAGGCGCAGAACTTTTCTTCGTCTGTTTCGGTATCAAACATCATGTCGTTAAGTTCGCGGAATTGATCTTCCGTAATTAGCTTGGGCGCTTCTTCTTTTGGTGGGGCTTTAGCGGCTGCGTTGCCGTCATCATCTTCGGGCGCAATTCCTGCCATGCTCATAAGCCCATAACGGCGAGCGTAAGTAACGGCGGAACCGTAACCCTGCATATCGTTTTTAGCTACGATTAGCGGCACCCTGCAAGAAAGCATTTCGCCCGATGTGCCGTGGATTAATGTTGTTTCAACGTAGCGACCTGTTTCGTTTTCGCCCGATGGCTGGATAACCGCTATGCCGTGGGAGTTAAGCGCTGGTAAGCAAGCGTCCATAACGGATGCAAGGTCAGCGTATTTGCTTTTAAAGTGCGGGTTGCTTGATTGCTTTAAAGCTTTGCCCATTTCTGATTGGGCGGCTGCAAGTGCGGTTGCGATGTTTTTATGTGTCATTTTTAAGCTCCGAAAATGTGGCCAGCCATCAAAAAGATGTAACCGCCAGCAAAGATTGAAATTACGCCGATAAAGTCTGCAAGTATGTCGCGGATTCTAAATTTCATTTTGGGTTCCTTTGTTTCATCGTATTTACACCCTAAAAGCATAGATTATAATCTGCAAGCGTTTTTTTGCATTGCAATAACATTTTTTTGCGTTTACGATAAAAAACACAAGGAGATTGTTATGACTGCATCAAAAGATTTAGACCATTGGATCGAGTCAAACGGTATTAAGCGCGTTTGGTTTGCAAAGAAGATGGGCGTTAATAACGCCACACTATGGCGTTGGGTTGAAGGTAAATCGCGCCCCAGCAAGGCGGTTCGCTTTATGATACAAGAGCTGACCAAGGGTGACGTAGATATGGAGGCGTGGTGATGGCTAGACCGCTTTTCAGAAAACCATCGCGCAATAAATACGGCGCAAAGAAAACCGTTGTCGGTGAAATCAAGTTTGACTCAAAGAAAGAAGCGAACCGCTGGATTGAGTTGCAGCTTTTAGAAAAGGCTGGTGAAATATCCAACTTGCAGCGCCAAGTCAAAATTGAGTTGCTTGGGCATATCGCCCCCGTATTGACACGCACTGGCCGTAAGATGAAGCTAACCGTAGACTTTGCTTATGTTGAAAACGGCATACTGATTTATGAAGATGTAAAAGGATTTATGACCCGTGACTATGACGTGCGGGTTGCAGTCGTAAAAGCAATGGGATTAGAGGTAAAAGAAACATGAATGACCTAACCGATTTAAAAGACGATATTGTCGCTTATCTATTCATAGTCCCATCGGCCACAGCCTATGAGATTGCCGAAGACTTTGAGTGGGACTTAGATGACGTGCAAGATAGCCTGATTGAACTTGATGACGAAGGCAAAGTTCTTATGCGGAATGGATGGTATCGTTTATCAGAGGCTTCGCGGAAAAGAAAACATTTGCAAGATAGTAATAATAGTATAAAATAAAGGCGGGGAGCATTGCTCAACCCGCCTAAGTAAAAGCCAATCGTATTCGGGAGAAATACACTGGCTATGACGCATTGCATGGATGCGTAAGCACATCATAACTTGTGCCTTACGTTTCCACAACCAGAAAGGAAACGCCTATGAGTCATTATATGACGGCACTTGCTATGAAACAAACTGGCCTAAAGCCAGCGACCAAGATTGTGTTGTATTGGATAGCCGACCATCACAACGGCGAAACTGGGGCTTGTTTCCCCAGCATCAAGCGCCTTTCAAAGTGCTGCGAAATGGCCCCTAGATCAATTCACAGCCACATAGACGCACTGGTTGCGGCCAACTTTTTAAAGGTTGTTGGACGCGTTAGGGATGATGGGGCGCAGACATCAAACGAATATCATTTGAATTTGATTGAGTCGCATGACGTTTCATTGCGTGGCACTGAGTTGAATAACGTGGCAGAGGGGGTGCAGAATTTGCAGAGGGGGGGTGCAGATATTGCAGAGGGGCCTATGCAGAATTTGCAGACCATTAACCTTGGAAATATAAACCTAGGAATTGAACCAAGTATTGCCGCACAAAATAAAAGAGCTTGCACCTTGCCAGAAGGTTGGGTTGTATCAAACAAAAATATTCAAGACGCATTAGAACGAAACTTTAGCAATGAGGAAATCAAACATGAAAGTCATCAATTCAGCAACTACCATTTCTCTAAGGGAACCAAATTCAAGGACTGGGACGCAGCTTGGCGAACATGGCTTGGAAACAGCCGCAAGTTTACCAAAGCACGTTCATCCAGACCAAGCGGCGGACATGATGCGCTCATGGCGGGATTTGCTGCATACGCCGATAGGTTCGGAGATTGAGCGCCAAGAAATAGAAGCTAAGATCGAAGCGCTTAAAACCCCAGCGACACCTAAATGGATAACAGGAAGGGTCGCAACATTATTGGCGCAATATTTCGTAGGAAACCTTTCGGAGCAAATGATGACTGCAATAGCCGCTGATTGGGAACATGAACTAAGACCGTATCCAGCTTGGGCGATAGCTAATGCCGTGCGCTGGTGGATGGGCGTAGATAACCCAGAACGCCGCAAGAAGCCTATGGTGGGCGACATAGCGGAGCGCTGCGTTAAGGAAATGGAATTAGTGCGCGTGGCTGAGATATGTCTTAACCGCGACACGATCTATTCACCGCAACTTGAATACCGCAATGAACGGGTTTCAGCCGAAGCCGCCAGTGAGATTATGGCCAAGGCTGGGTTTGCTGCAAAGAAGATTTGATGTTGTATTTTAATGCGCGAATAAAAAACAACAAATAAAATGTGTTATTTGCAAAAAAACGCTTGCATCCGTCACAAATGTGCTTAGATTGGTTTGTATAGAAACACGCAAAGAGGAAATCAAATGTACTGCTTCACACAACAAAACCTTTTCTATTATCGCGGCTTTGAGTTTGAGGTCGATATTAACTACGACTACCACGACTGCGGAAAATCAAATGACGAACCGCAATACGCCGATGTTGACCTTGGGCATTTTTATAACCCACGCAACGGCAAGCCAATATCCAAGCGCTTGCAAAACGCCATTGTTGCCGAATACGGCCTTGGCTTGATCGAAGATATTATCCAGAAACATTAGGGGAAAATTATGGAAACGCAAAACGCAGCAGTTTTAACCTACCTTAAATCAGGGAACCAAATCACACCACTTGAAGCGCTCCACAAATTTGGGTGCTTTAGGTTAGCAGCGCGGATTTACGAACTCCGCCAAGAAGGCCACCAAATTGAAAAAGTAAGCATTGATGTTGGAAAAAGACGCTTGGTTGCTTCTTATTCTTTAATCAAACAAGCATGAGGGACAAATGCAAAAAGAAGTAATCATAACAAACATTCACGAGCGCGGTTTTGGTTTTGCCGCGCTTACTGAAAACGGCGACCACGCTTTCTTGCCACCATTTGTTTGCAACGAAGCTGGCGCACAGGTTGGTGATGTTTTTATCGGAACGCTGGTTATCAATAACGGCAAATACGATACGCCATATCAGTGCGTTAAACTTGAGCGCGATCTAAAGGCCGAAGTTATACAGCTTCCAGTTGAACGTGACATCATTGGAGTTGTGGACGTTGACGAAGTGCTAAATGTTTTGTGGCACGCTACATCGCCTATAACAACGCGCTATGTGGCCGACTGCTTGGGTCTAAGCGATACTAAGCAACTGACTAAGGTTCTTTTGAGCCTATGGACAGACGGGCGTATTTATAAGGCTGACGTAAGCAACGACCCGACAGCCAAGCGCACATCGCTGACTATGTGGAGCCATTCCCTAGCAGCCTTTAGATCGGTGTGTGCATGAATGACGATGCGCCCCGTTTAAGACCGCACCGCTCTTGCGGCCAGAAAGTGTTTTGGCACCCTTGTTCGGTATGCGGTGACAAATGGGGCGGATGCTTTGGCAGAATGTATAACGCCAAACAAAACAAAATGGGCGAATGGTTTTGCTCCAAATGCCGACCAGATGATTTTTTTAATGGAAAGAGGACAATATAAAATGAAAATCGAAATTGCAACAATTACGCCATATATGGCTGAAAAGTTACTAAAATCAAATATCCAAAATCGCCGTGTAAAACTACACCAAATTGACAGTTTAAAGCGGGACATTCTTTCTGGAAACTGGAAAGAGAATGGCGATGCTATTAGAATACATCAAAATGGAACACTAATGGATGGCCAGCATAGGTTGATGGCTTGCGTTTCCGCCAATGTTCCAATCAAAACAATTGTTGTGTCTGAACTAGATGATGATGTTAAATCGACAATAGATTGCGGCGTAAAACGAAAATACAACGATCATTTATCTTTGCGTGGGTTTAGCTACTCAACGCAAATTGCTTCAACCATGACATTGCTAATTGGGCTTGCCCATAATTCGGCAAGCGTAATTGCAAGCACATATTCTGAACGTGATAAATTTTTAGAAAACCACCCACGGGTTATTGATAGCGCAGCAAAATGCCATAAAGCCTTTAAGGGGGTTCATTCTATTCTTTCTGCTGTTCACTATATCGGGTGTTATCTTGGCAAAGAAACTAAAGCCAACGAATTTGTAAACGTTTGGAAAACTGGTGATAAAACTTATTATGGTGATCCAGCACATTTTGCCCGCGAGTATTTGATTAAAAACATTGGCAACGCTAAGAATATTAATATTGCGTTTAAGAATCGCCTTATTGTTCATTCGTGGAATAAGTTTTCAAACAATGACCCGCTTTTTAGATCGGTTACGCCCGACACATATTGCATTCCAAATTGGAATAAAAACTGTCTTTAATTAAACACCATAGAAAAAGGATACATAATGCAACTTTTAATAATAGCAGGAACCGTAGGTAAAGATGCGGTGCTACGCCAAACCCAAAGCGGTGACAGCGTTCTAGGCTTTCGGGTCGCAGTAGATAACGGCAAAGACAAGAACGGCGTTAAACGTGACGCAACTTGGGTTAGCTGTTCACTATGGGGTAAACGCGCATCATCTCTTGCACCATACATTACCAAAGGCACCAAGCTAACGCTACAGGGTCGCCCAACGGTTGATGTGTATGAGGGCAAAGGGTCGCTTGGTATTTCGGTTGATGATTTTAGCTTTATGAGCAAAGGTCAACAAAGTGAGCAAACATATTCTGCGGCACCCGCCAACGATATGGATGACGAAGTTCCATTTTAGGAGAAAACAATGAAGGTAGATATTCACAACAAGCCGCATGGTTCATTTCAAAGCGCCCTTTCAGAAACCCGCAAGGGGGATGAGATTATCTACCACATTGGCCCCTATTGCGCTGGGCATCATAAAGGCGAAGCGATGTGGGCTTATGGCCACGGTTACGCCCAGCTTGTTCAGCGCAAAATAACGCCACGCATATTTGAATACATAGCGCAACGAACAGCAAAGAGGTTCTAATGTTTTGGACGGTTCTTATAATACACTATCATATTGAAGCACTCAAAACTAACACACTAACCCACATAGTCTACAGCACAGAAAAGAAATGCAGCGCAGCAATGGGCCAGATGATTAAACTTGTTAGAAAAGAATACCCAGACGCTTGGGCGCAGTGTGAACCAACATCATCACCAACCCTACGCCCAAAGCCACGGCCCTCATGGTTAGAGAAAGGAACGGGGTAATGGGTTTTCAGCGCTGCTAATATCATAGTGTTACTAATCAGCATAAAACGGGCATTAGTAATATCATGGTGTTATTTGTAAAATTGTCTAAGGAAAAAACAAGGAGATAAACAATGTTGGACTATAAAGAAGTGCCTAATATTCAAGTTGTGACTCTAGCACCCAAGCAGCTTTGCGTGGCTATAGCCATAAAGCTCTTAGAGGTTCGCGGCGAATACATTACTTCAGACGCAATTGGCGAAATTACGGGAATGACAAAAGAACGCGCCCGCGCTTTAATTCATCTCCTTGAACATAGGGGAATTGCTCACGTTACCTCTAAGACATGGGATAAAACAAACCGTTGGCAATATAAACTAACCAAGTTTGGTGAAGACACTCTTAGAAACTCTATAAAGGATATTTTAGATGGCGAATAAAAACGAATGGGAAATGAAGCGCGAAGATTTAAGAAAGCGCCGCAAGGTTGGGATGGAAGCCATGACCCACGGGCAAATGGTATCGATATACGATGCCTTCAAGACTATTAAGCAAGCGCTTTATTCCGTAGACAATATGCGCCAGATTACATTGCAAGACATAAACGAGTTAGAAAACGCAATGTATAGCCTACAAAATAGCTTTATGATTGATGATAGTGTTGACGAAGACACTGATAACTAATATAAAAAACAAGACGGGGGCATCAATTTTAACACTATGGCGTAAATGTCAGAGTGGTCGAATTGCGCTAACCAAATGCGCCACATTTATAAGCCGCCCCCGTCAATTCAAAGGTATCACATGAAACGCGCAGATGTTCTTTCCAAAGCCGCTGAATATATCACTACAGACCGTGCAGCGACCCACGGAGACGCTGAAAACAATTTCGGGTCTATCGCTAGGGGTTGGGACTGGTGGCTCTCTATGCGCCCCGTTGGGCCTCTTACGCCATATGACGTAGCCATGATGATGACGGTGTTCAAAGTAGCTAGGTCTGCAACGAATGAAACCCACTCAGATAACCAGATCGACTTGGCTGGATACGCTGCTATTGCGGCAGAACTGGGAAACGACTATAAATAGGTCAAATCAATCTCGACAACCCAAAAGGATCGAGGCAAATGACCGATTATAATATGTTACCGCTGGCCGATTTAATTCCATACGCCAGAAACAGCCGCACCCACTCTGATGCACAGGTTGCAAAGATCGCCGCCAGCATTAAAGAGTTTGGCTTCCTCAACCCAGTTATAACGGACGGACAAAACGGCATCATTGCTGGGCATGGCCGTGTCTTAGCTGCACAGAAGCTAAAGCTAACAGAGGTTCCATGTATTGAAGCCGCCCACCTCAGTGAAGCTCAGAAGCGGGCTTATGTCATAGCCGACAACCGCATGGCGCTAGACGCTGGATGGGACATTGATATGTTAAAGATAGAGCTTAAAGACTTGTTCGACTTTAACTTCGACCTAGACCTCACTGGGTTTAACCAAGACGAATTGGATAAGTTCCTAGCGGAGCCTGTCGAAGGATTAACGGATGAAGACGCGGTTCCTGATGCGCCAGAAACGCCAGTGACCGTTGAGGGTGACGTTTGGGTTCTAGATAAGCACAGGCTAATGTGTGGAGATAGCACCAAAGTTGATGATGTTGTAACATTAATGAACGGCGTATACCCCAATTTGATACATACTGACCCTCCGTATGGCATGAACGCTGTAAGCAAATCTTCCGTTTTAAAGAAGAATTATAAGACTGACATTATGGGCGATGATAACGCAGATATTGCCAAAGACGCATTTAATCTTATTTATGGGATGTTCCCAGATTCAAAGCAAATATGGTGGGGCGCAAATTATTACTGTTCATCGCTTCCTGATAGCGAGTGTTGGTTAGTGTGGGACAAGAACAACGGACAGAGCGACCAAACTGATTGCGAATTAGCGTGGGCAAACTTTAGGTCTGTTGTTCGTCAATTTACTCAAGCCAGCGAAAAAACAAACAGAGTCCACCCAACACAGAAACCAGTTTCACTTATGGAGTGGATTATAAAAAGGTTCAATCTCTCTGCAGAAACTATTGCTGACTTCTTTGGAGGCTCTGGATCAACGCTTATTGCGGCTGAAAAGCACAACATAGACGCTTTCATAATGGAGTTTGACCCAAAGTTTGTGGATGTCATCATTAAACGATGGGAAGATTTCACTGGTAAATCTGCTATACTTGAAGCCAGCGGTGAAACATTTGCCGAGCTGAAAGAAAAGCGTGAGGTTGCATAATGGCGGGTAATAAAAACTCAGGTCGTAAAGAAACAAAGCTAACTGCTGAACAAGTAGGTGAGATTGAAACCCTTGCCGCCTTCCTAACGGCTGAACAAATCGCGGACTATCTAGGCGTTGGTCGCACAACCTTTTTTGAAATAATGAAGCGTCAGGACGATATTTCTGAACGCTACAAAAGGGGGAAGGCAAAAGCCATCGGCACGGTTGCAAGGTCTTTGATTAGTCAAGCAAGGGAAGGCAACACATCTGCAATGATTTTCTTCCTTAAAACCCAAGCTGGATGGAAGGAAACTAACGCGGTTGAAATGACTGGCAAAGACGGGACGGAACTGGTTGTTCGATGGGAGAGGTAATAATACCATATAAGCCGCGCCCAGAAATGGATGCGTACCATGACCGAACAGAACGCTTTGCTTGTATCGTTGCCCATCGCCGCTTTGGTAAGACAGTTGCAGCCATTAACGACTTAATCATACGCTGCATTACAAACCCCAGACCTGACGCCCGTGCGGCGTATATTGCGCCATATTACCGCCAAGCCAAGGCAATCGTATGGGATTACGCTAAACACTACACCCAAGCCCTGCCCAACATATCCGTAAACGAAAGCGAACTGCGGATTGATTTTCATAATGGTGGCCGCTTGCGTTTGTTCGGCGCTGATAACTACGATGCAATGCGGGGATTGTATTTTGACGATGTAATCCTTGATGAGCCAGCCGACTTCCCATCTAACGCTTGGCCCACGGTTATTCGCCCAGCGCTTGCAGATCGTAAAGGCCGCGCCACATTCATTGGAACGCCCAAAGGTAAGAATGACTTTTGGGATATATACGACAACTCAATAACCGACCCCAATTGGTTCAGCGCTAATCTTAAAGCATCTGATACTGGTGTGCTTGATAAAGAGGAACTTGAAGAAGCCCGCCGCACTATGGGGGAAGACAGATATCTTCAAGAGTTTCAGTGCAGTTTCGAGGCGGCTATTCAAGGCGCATATTACGGCACAGA